ATCTTTGATTCTTTCTTTGATGTTAAGAAAGCAAGACCAATGCCAATGTACAGCGTACCTGGCTTAATCGATCATTTCTAATTATGGGAATGTTCGATGGTATATTCGGAGATGTAGCCCCATTAGCTGCGGAAGCAGCGGGAATTTCAATGGGCTTACCTCCAGGCACCATGTCTATGGTCGGTTCCGCTATTGGCGGGATCGGCTCATACATGGGACAACAATCAGCTAATCAAGCAAACGCATTTCAATCTGAAAAGCAGATGGCTTTTCAAAAAGAGCAACGCGAAACACAATATCAAACAGCAGTAGAAGATATGAAAAAAGCTGGGTTAAATCCCATGCTTGCATATCAACAAGGCGGCGCTGGTAACCAGCCTGGGTCACAAGCCCAGATGCAAAGCTCATTAGGAGCTGGTGTAAAATCAGCCGCCGAAAATCTAGGTAAATATCAAGAATTAAGAAATCAAAGCGTACAAGAACGCTTAATTAATTCACAAATAGACGTTGCTGACGCGGATGCGGTATTAAAAAGAGCAACGGCGATAACAGAAGCATATAAGCCTGGGTTAACTCAGGCTCAAACAAATAGTATATTGGAACAAGCTGGTTTATATACCAGCCAAAAACGGCATACGTCAGCTTTAGCTGCACTTGCCGAAAAAGGAAAAGCTCCAACATCTGATAGGCCTATCTATCAGGATATTAAAGACATAGTAAAAGATATGTCATCTGCCGATCAAATACGTAAGTTCGGCAAATTTGTAAACAAAATGCCATCAGCTGATGGCTATTTACCAAACACAATGAGATAAAAAATGAAAAAACAAATTTTTTTAAGAACACCATATAATTACGATACAGATGCTGCGTCAAATGAGTCAGGGTTGCATTGTGAGGATGCTTCCCTGGCTCAGCAGCATTTCAAAGACGAATGTGATATTAATAACATTCTTCGTCAATTCAATCTAACGGGCTTATTGCCCGAATCAACACTATCGCCTCGTTACGGCGATTTTACGGGCATTGGTGACTACCATACTGCCCTTAACCAAGTAATCGCTGCAGAGGACGAATTTATGTCCTTGCCAGCCCAAATTAGAGCTAGGTTCGAAAACGATCCAGCTCAACTTATTGAGTTTCTCAATAATCCAGAAAATAAAGACGAAGCCATTAAACTTGGTCTCGTCGAAAATAAACCTGCGGAAATGCCGCAAGTCGTTGAATTACCGCAGGAAAAAGCGGTCGAATAGACCGCAAGCACAGTTACCTTACTAGATGTAACTGTGCTAGGTGACACCAACCACAAAAAAGGAAAAAAAAATGTATACACGCAGAATGCACGTAAACAAAAAAAAATCAGCAAGAACCTTTCGGCATCATAGCCGTAAAACTAAATCTCCAAATATGAGATCAGCCCCCCAGCGTGGAGGCTGGAGGTTCTAATAAAACCCCCAGGCACCTCACATGCCTTGTTATCACCCAATAAGCGCATATCAATGCGCAGACGGTTCAATCGTTTTTCAGGAAAGACGATGGTTTAATACCGTCAAAACACTATCTTTACCGTGCGGCCAATGTATTGGCTGCCGGCTTGAAAGATCACGACAATGGGCCATGCGATGTATGCATGAAGCCCAATTACACGAAAAAAACTGTTTCATAACACTCACATATGACAATACACATCTCCCAAGCGATGGCAGCTTACATTACAAAGACTTTCAATTGTTCATTAAGCGACTTCGAAAAAAATTCGGAAACACTAGAATCCGCTATTACATGGCTGGAGAATATGGCGAAAATTTCGGCAGACCTCACTTCCACGCCTGTATCTTCGGACACGACTTTCATGATAAAAAATTATGGAAACGGTCTCCCTCTGGTGCTTTGCTTTATAGATCCGAAGACCTTGAATTACTCTGGCCATTTGGTTATTCCTCCATTGGAGACGTTAACTTTGAATCAGCTGCATATGTTGCACGATATATCATGAAAAAAGTAACAGGCCATAATGCCAAAAAACACTATACAGAAACGGATGAAGAAACAGGGGAAATTACTACACGTAAACCCGAATTTAATAAAATGTCATTAAAACCAGGCATTGGATATGACTGGTATAAAACTTATAAAAATGACGTATATCCACATGATTACGTCATAATTAAAGGAAAAAAGGTAAAACCACCTAAGTTTTACGATAAAAAATATAAGTTGGACAATCCATATGAATTTGACGAAATACTTTACAAAAGAGAAATAAACGGTAAACTAAATAGCGAAGACAATACTCTGGAAAGACTAAAAGTCAAAGAAATAGTCCAACAGGCAAAACTTCAAAAACTTAAACGTAACCTCACTTAGGAAACCTCATGAAACTAACAATATGTTCAGTAAAAGACAGAGCAGCAGACGCATACGGACGACCAATGTTCGTACCATCAGTAGGTGTAGCAATACGGAGTTTTAGCGATGAAATTAACCGCTCTGATCCTGATAATCAGCTACATAATCACCCAGACGACTTCGACCTGTATGAATTCGGAGAATTTGATGACAATACAGGACTATTTGAGTTGCACGAACAACCAAAATTACTTAGTCTGGGTAAACAAGTAACACTTAAAAACTAACCGTAAAGAAATGGGAAACCATTTCTTACGGAACAAACAAAGGAGCAAAAATGCATCGTAATCGTTCAGTAGACATACATCAGTTCACAATGATTCCAAAAGCGGATATTCCGCGATCAAAATTTGACTGTCAAAGTACTCATAAAACTACATTCGATGCAGGTTACTTAGTCCCCGTATATGTAGACGAAGTTCTACCAGGGGACACATTCAATTTAAATATGACAGCGTTTGCCCGAATGGCAACGCCACTATATCCTGTAATGGATAATTTACATTTAGAGTCATTCTTCTTTTTTGTACCAAATCGATTGATTTGGGATAACTGGCAAAAGTTCATGGGTGAACAAAATAACCCAGGGGACTCAATTTCATATGTAGTCCCACAACAGGTGTCACCAGCCAATGGCTATGCTATTGGCTCACTGCAAGACTATATGGGACTACCAACAGTAGGACAAGTCACTGCAGGAAAAACTGTAAGCCACTGTGCCTTTTGGACACGTGGGTACAATTTGATCTTCAATCAGTGGTTTCGCGACGAAAACTTACAAAATTCAGTAGTAGTAGATAAGGGCGATGGCCCTGATACAGTAGCAAATTACACATTATTAAGACGTGGCAAACGTAAAGATTACTTTACATCAGCTTTACCATGGCCACAAAAAGGCGCAGCCGTAACATTACCGTTAGGAACAACAGCACCAGTAAAGTCAGATAATACAGCTATTAAATTTACTGGCAGTGGTGTAACTGATTACACCATGGCAAATGGAACAGGTCAGATATTATATTCATCAGCAGCTGGTAACGGTACACCAAACACTGTATTTGGTACAAATACTGGCTTATATGCTGATTTGTCAGCTGCAACATCAGCAACAATTAATCAATTAAGACAATCATTCCAGATTCAAAAACTATTAGAAAGGGACGCCCGTGGCGGAACTCGATATACTGAAATTATTCGCTCTCACTTTGGCGTCATCAGCCCTGACGCTCGCTTACAGCGTCCTGAGTATCTGGGTGGTGGTACAACTAATATCAACATCAGTCCAATTGCGCAGACCTCTGGAACTAGTGCAAGCGGTACGACTACCCCTCTGGGTACACTTGCTTCTATGGGTACTGCCCTTGCTCACAATCATGGCTTTACTCAATCGTTTGTTGAACACGGCATTATTATCGGCTTAGTAGCAATACGAGCAGATTTGACTTATCAGCAAGGTCTGCAAAAAATGTGGAGCCGTTCAACACGTTATGATTTTTATTTCCCTGCGTTTGCTACATTAGGCGAACAGGCCGTATTAAATCAAGAAATCTACGTAACAGGCGATACAACCGATACATCTGTATTTGGTTATCAAGAACGATGGGCAGAATATAGATATTACCCATCACGAATTTCCAGCTTATTTAGATCAACAGCTGCCGGAACAATTGACGGATGGCATCTTGCCCAGAAATTCACATCAGTACCTACATTAAACGATACGTTTATTAAAGACACACCTCCAGTAAGTCGTGTAGTCGCCGTAGGAGCTGCTGCGAACGGACAACAATTTATCTTTGATTCTTTCTTTGATGTTAAGAAAGCAAGACCAATGCCAATGTACAGCGTACCTGGCTTAATCGATCATTTCTAATTATGGGAATGTTCGATGGTATATTCGGAGATGTAGCCCCAT